CCTTTATGATCGACTTGCGGGTCGATATACAAAGGCCCTTGCTCGTAGTATGAGCCAGACAAAGCAGGTTAAGGCCGCTTCGGTTCTTAACAATGCTTTCTCCAGCACATATACGGGCGGTGATGAAAAGGAGCTTTGTGCTACGGATCATCCCCTTGTAAACGGCAGTACTTTCCGTAACGAACTCTCGACGGCAGCGGATCTTAATGAGACCAGCTTAGAGCAGGCCCTTATTGACATTGCAGCTTTCGTTGACGAGCGTGGCCTCAAGGTGGCGGTCAAGGGACTGAGAATGATTATTCCAAAGGAACTTCAGTTCACGGCTGATCGTTTACTTGAATCTACCCTGAGACCTGGTAGTGCAGACAACGATGTCAATGCTATTAGGAACATGGGAATGCTTCCTCAAGGTAAGGACGTCAACCACTTCCTTACGGATACGGATGCGTGGTTCATTATGACGGATGCCCCGAACGGCCTGAAAGGGTTTAACCGAACGGCTGTACGGACTTCCATGGAAGGCGACTTCGACACTGGTAACGTGCGGTATAAGGCTCGCGAACGTTATGCGTTTGGCTGGTCCGACCCTCGCGGAATCTTCGGGTCTCCGGGCGCGTAAGAAAAGGGGGAGGGGAAACTCTCCCCCACTTTCTGGGAATCATAGCCCTAGCGACTGTCCCAGCAGACGCTTACGAAGACTCTAGGGCACATCTCTCGTAAGGAGGATAGCCAAATGGCTAACACGACCTTTAGCGGTGCCGTCCGTTCAGAAAACGGCTTCAAAGTTATAAATATTGCCGCGACTACCGGGGTGGTCACAGAAACCTCTTCTGTCGCGTCCACGGGTATTTTCACCAACAAATACATCAAGCATGTTGGCTACGCCACGGGCGTTACTGTTAATACCACTGCTGGCGACAGCCCTGCGATTGGTGAGTTTACACAACCCGCCAATACGATCATCACTAACATCAAGATATTCTGTGCGACGGCTCCAGTAATTGGATCTGGCGATATTGGTTACGAGGTCGGAACCTCCAGTTCTGGTGCTCAGATTGTTGCGGCGCAAACAGACGAAATTTTGGACGCCGGGACTACCGTTGTACTGGGTAATGTCACAGTGACCAGTCTTGTTCTTCAGACGCAGGACGGAACGACCGCCCCAGCGTCTGTTCAGTACACTTCTGCCGCGAGAACCATTTACTGCAACATCACTAATACGGTGGATGCCACCACGGCAGGCTCCTTCACATTCATTATTGAATACGTGCAGATTGCATAGATTAGAGTGGGGGGTAGTCTCCCCACTCTTTCTGAAAGGAGATTGTGATGGCTGATGCTGTAACTGCTACAACCGTGCAGGACGGGCCTAAAAAGGCTATAATCTACTGCACGAATACAAGCGACGGGTCTGGCGAAGCCGCCGTTACCAAAGTAGACGTTTCGGCACTTTCGTCCTTGCAAGACGGGACGGCCTGCACGGGTGTTCGTATCGAGAAGATTACGTTCACCAATGTTGGCATGGGTGTCAAAGTCCTTTGGGACGCCTCCACTGATGTTATCGCAGCGGAACTCCCCGCGGATTATTCAGATACCTTAGACTATTCCGACATAAGTGGTCTTCCTAATGTTGCGGCCTCTAGTGGTAAAACGGGAGACATTCAGCTTACAACTGTGGGACACGGAAGCGGAGATACTTACTCGATAGTCCTTTACTGTTTGAAAGAGTACGCATAGGGGCTTGAGGAATGGATAAAGACCTGGGACGCAAAAACGAGTTGGAAATTCTGGAAATTCGCGGAGATATAAGGCTGCTGGACCAGAAGCTGGATACTATAAAAAACAACGATTTATTTCACATACAGAAGTCGTTGGACGGTGCTCAGAAGTTTATGTGGGCTGTAGGGTTCATGGTCCTGGGTCACTTGGGAGTTGCTATAAAGTCTGCTCTTTGGGGATAAAGGAAGGTTTAAAGCACAATGGCTGTTTCCGGATCTAAGGATTTTGAACCTAATGTAGCAGACTACGTAGAAGAGGCCTTTGAACGTTGCGGCCTGGAGTTTCGCACGGGTTACGACGGAGAGACTGCCCGCCGATCTATGAACTTCTTGTTTGCAGACTGGGCTAATCGCGGCCTTAACCGCTGGACTATAAACCAAGTCAGCCAGACCGTCGCTTCTGGTATTTCGTCGTATCCTGCGGGAACGATAACTGCCACGGTCGGGTCTTCTGCGAGCTTGGATCTTGGGGAAACCATAACAGGCGGAACCAGCGCGGTAACTGCATCCATCATAACGAAGCCGAGCGCTACGACGGTAACTCTGACAGTACCCTCGGGTACGTTTACGTCCGGGGAAACCATAACAGGTGGAACCAGCTTGGCTAGCACAACGATTAGCGCAAGTCCCAGCCTTGATGACGTTCGATCTACCATTGATGTCTTGTCCGCCGTAGTTCGTCGCAGCGACTCTGATATTTCTATTAGCCGAATTAGCCGGGACGACTATCTAAGCATTCCTACAAAGTCGTCCACGGGAAGGCCTATACAGTTCTATGTAGATCGACAGATAACGCCGGTCATTAAGGTCTGGCTCACCCCTGAGAACAGCACGGATGTTATAATTTACGACCGCCTTATCCGAATAGATGATGCGGATTCGTCAATAAATACCGTCGAGGTTCCCTTCAGGTTTTACCCCTGTCTTGCAGCGGGTCTGGCTTACTATATTTCAATGAAAAGAGCCCCAGATAGGATGCAATTCCTAAAGGCCGTCTATGAGGAGGAGTTCCTCAGAGCCGCCGAGGAAGACCGAGATCGCGCAAGCTTTAGCATTGTTCCTTCATACAGCTATCTAAGCGGAACAGCGTAATGGCACGGTTTGCTTCAAATAAGCATGCCTTGGGCATTTCAGACCGTTCTGGTGCCGCATATCGGTTGAGAGACATGCGGAAAGAGTGGACCGGAATGCTCGTTGGCAAGGACGAATGGGAATCCAAGCAGCCTCAGTTGACGGTCTTGAAAACCCCCGCAGATCCGCAAGCCCTGCGTAATCCACGGCCCGACAGGACGGAACCGGCGGTTACCGTTCTTCTTCCCTTTGACGCTTTTCGTTCGGGGAGTAGTGGGTCTGCGACCATAACAGTTACGGAACCAGGGCACGGAAGAAGCACGGATGATACCGTTCGGTTCCGCGATGTCGACCCTTTCGATGGGTTTTCCTCGGCAATTGTGGAAAGTTCCGTTGGGTATTCCATAACTAAAGTTGATGACAGTAGTTACACGTTTAGCGCCAGTAGTGGGACCGCAACAACGGGTGATGTAGCAGGGGGCGGTGGGATCGCATCTGCGGGCCCCATAACCGTGAGCGCATAAGATGGCTTTTACTTTCACAACATTAAAGACCGCTATTCAGGATTATACGGATAATACGGAGACGACCTTCGTAAACCAGCTACCCCGATTTATCCTGAACGCGGAAGAGCGCATTCTGAAAGAGTGTCAGTTAGATGACTTCAGGAAGAATGTGTCGGGTACGGTCACCCAATCGGTGAAGTTCTTGGCGAAGCCGACAGATTTCCTAGCTCCCTTCTCCCTGAGTGTTGTGAACAGTTCCAATAACGAGTTCCTTTTATACAAGCATGTTACCTTTATTCAGGACTACACACCGGACCCGACCACCACGGGGGTGCCCAAGTATTACGGAGACTGGGACGAAGATAGTTTTATCATGGCTCCTACGCCCGACGGTAACTATGTCGCCGAACTGCACTATTTTTATCGCCCCCAGTCCATTACTGCATCTGGAGACGATGGGACAAGTTGGCTTGGTACAAATGCGGAGCTATGCCTCTTATACGGCAGCCTGATGGAAGCCTATACCTTTATGAAAGGTGAGACGGAACTACTGACGCTTTATAACAGCAGGTTCCAAGAATCCATCCAATGGCTGAAGAATTTAGGGGAAGCCGAGCAGACCCAGGATCAGTACCGGTACGATGTTGTCAGAAAAGCAGTCCAGTGATGAATAAGGACTTAAACGGTGCAGAGGTCGCCATTGTAGGTCTTGGCGGGACACAAGGCACTTTTACCTCTTCTGTGGCGAATGG